ATCGTAATGACCCATTATGGAGTTACAAACATGAAATTGATTAAAAATTATGCAACTTTCGGAGTTATAAAGGGGTATATATGCAAGGATTAGAGCATAAACCCACACCAGAACAACGAAAGCTCGTTCAAACATTATCAGCAGTCGGCGTTACCTTTGAAGATATAGCATCTAAATTAGAGATATCATCTGACACATTAGTTAAACATTATAAAAAAGAACTTGATACAGGCCGCATTGATGCTAATGCTACTGTTGCTCAAAGTTTATTTCAACAAGCAAAAAGTGGAAACACAACAGCTATGATGTTTTGGTTAAAAACCAGAGCCAGATGGAAAGAAGTTACACAACACGAAATATCAGGTATTGATGGATCATCGATCCCTGTGAGTGTAGGAATTGAATTTGTCGAACCCATACAAACAGTTCCCGAAGAAGCTTAATTTTTTATTTCAGCCGAAAAGGTATAAAGTAGCTTATGGTGGTAGAGGCTCCGGTAAGTCATGGTCATTTGCTAGAGCATTAGTTATAAAAGCTGCTTATCAAAAGTTACGCATACTTTGTGCTAGAGAAATACAAAGGTCAATCAGGCAATCAGTTCACCAATTATTACAAGACCAGATACAGTCTTTAGGATATGGTGCATTTTATGAAGTGCTTGAAAATGAAATAAGAGGCATAAATGGAAGTCAAATAAACTTCACAGGCCTCGCCAATAACACAGTAGAAAGTATTAAATCATTTGAGGGTGTTGATATTGTGTGGTGCGAAGAAGCACAAACGATATCAAAAAAATCATGGGATATCCTCATACCTACTATTAGGAAACCGGACTCAGAGATATGGGTCTCTTTCAACCCTGACTTGGACACTGACGATACTTACCAGCGTTTTGTGATAAGTCCACCGAGTGATTCTAAAGTTGTTAAAATTAATTATACTGATAATCCTTGGTTTCCTGATGTTTTAGAAAAAGAAAGACAGCATTCAGAAGCAAACAGTCCTGATTATGAGAATATATAGCTCGGGGAATGTAAATCAGCTGTTGATGGTGCTATCTACGCTAATGAAATAAGAAATGCTCAAGAAGAAAATAGAGTATGTAATGTGCCGTATGACCCAGAATTGAAAGTCCATATCGTTATGGATTTAGGCTGGAATGATAGTATGGCAATTATCTTATGCCAAAAAGGTGTGTCTGATATTCGTGTTATTAAATACATTGAAGATAACCATAGGACATTAGATAGCTACTCTGCTGAACTGCGCAACTTCCCTTATAATTGGGGACAAATGTATTTACCGCATGATGGTCAGTCAAAAGATTTTAAACATGGCATATCTGCTGAAGATATTATGAGAAGAAGTGGTTGGGATGTTAGAATCGTTCCGAAACTTGATGTTGAATCAGGCATTAAAGTTTCTAGAATGAACTTTCATAGGATTTATTTTGACCACTCAACAAACAGGTTAATAGACTGTTTAAAACATTATAGAAGAAATATTAGTTCAACTACTAACGAACCGACATCACCAGTCCATGACGAATACTCTCATGGTGCTGATGCTTTTAGGTATATGAATGTATCTGTTGAAAAAATGTCCAATGAAAATTGGAAAGACCAAGAGATACATTATTCTAATTTAGGAATTGTTTAATGGCACAACAAAATTCAATGACAGATGAAGAAATATTGCATCAGATAGTTAATGAGGAAAATATCGCATATGGTATTAATGACTCACAACTGTCTGCTGAAAGAGCAGAAGCGATACAATATTATCTTGGCGAACCTTTCGGTAATGAAGTAGAAGGACGCTCACAAGTCGTATCATACGATGTTCAAGACACGATTGAATCTGCATTACCTCAATTACTCAAAGTATTTGTTTCCGGTGATGAAGTCGTTAGATTTGAACCTAAAAACCCTGAAGATGTTCAAGCATCAGAACAAGAAACTGATTATATTAACCACATTGTTATGGAAAAAAATAATGGGTTTGAAGTTTTTTATGTTTGGTTCAAAGATGCATTGTTATCTAAAAACGGATATGTCAAAGTATTTTACGAAGAAGAAAACGAAACAGAAGAAGAAGAATATAGGGGATTAACTGATGCCCAGCTTGATATGTTTGTCGTTGATGACAATATTGAGCTGCTTGAACATACTGCTTATCCTGACCCATCTGTTGAGCCAATAGCATTAACACCAGAAATATCAACACAACCAGATGTTGAAATGATGGACGGTGCGATGTCTATTGAGCAAGAAAGCACTCAAGCATTTATGCAACCAATGTTACATGATGTCAAAATCAAAGTAACCAGCACTAATGGTGAAATTAAAATTAAAAATGTTTCGCCAGAAAATATTATGGTATCTGTTGATTGCTCCGGAACAAACTTAAACACAGCAAGATTTGTTCAGCATAGAGAGCTAATGGACCCATCTGAAGTTGCGGAACAGTTTGATTTAGATTTATCAGAAGTCGAAGAAATCATGGACGCTGATAATGACGAGTTTGAATTAGAATCTAATGCTCGTGATATTTACCAAGAACAATACGACAGAGCTGTTACCGATGGCAAGATATTAGTTCGTGATACTTATTTCATGGTTGATGGTGAACGCAAACGCTATGTGATTATTGGCAATCAAATCATTTACCAAGAAGAAAGCTGCGACCATGTGCCTTTTGCTTGCGTCACACCAATGATGATGCCTCATAGACATATCGGCCGTTCTTATACTGACCTTACTAGAGACATTCAGCTTATTAAATCTACATTGATTAGAGGTCAATTAGACAATATGTATTTGGCTAACAATGGTCGTTACGCAGTATCTGACCGAGTTAATTTAGACGATATGTTGACTTCCAGACCAGGAGGCATTGTTAGAGTTCAAGGCGAACCTAGCACAGCAGTATTACCCTTATCTCATTCACCATTCCCACCAACCTCATTTACGATGGTTGAATACATGGATAGCATGAAAGAGAAAAGAACAGGTGTGACTGCATATAATCAAGGCCTCGATGCTAACTCATTAAATAAAACTGCGACTGGCATACAAACCATCATGTCAGCAGCGCAACAACGATTAGAATTAGTCGCTAGAACATTCGCAGAAACAGGCGTAAAAGATTTATTTTTATTAGTTCATAGATTAGTAAGGCAAAATGTAACTAAACCTGATATCGTTAGATTAAGAAACAAATGGGTTGAGGTTGACCCTAGAGAATGGAAACACCGCAAAGATTTATCAATATCCGTTGGTTTAGGCGCAGGTAACAAAGACCAGCAAATGGCTCATCTAAATAATATTTTAGTTATGCAAAAAGAAGCCATGGCAGCCGGATTAACTGATACCACTAAAACATATAATGCGTTGGCTAAACTTACACAAAACGCAGGATTCAAAGACCCAGAAGAATTTTGGAATGATCCGTCAAATCAAATGCAACCAGCACAGCCAGCACCAAGTCCGCAAGAACAGCTCATTCAAGGTCAATTACAAATTGAACAACAGAAAGCACAAGCTGATATGCAACTTGAAGCACAGAAAAATGATGCTGATATGAAACAAGAACAATTACGCTCAAGAAATGATATACTCATAGAACGAGAAAAAATTGCAGCACAAGCTGAATTAGAAAAATTTAAAGCCCAATTAAAAGCTGAAACTGATTTGGCGATTGCTAACATAAAGGCAGCGTATGGCAGATAAAACATTATCAGAAATTAAACGTGGCGATGAAGCCGAAAAAATATTAAACAACAAAGTTTATCAAGAAGCATTTGAAAAAGTAAAAACCAATATCATACAAGCGATGAATGACAGTCCTTTGAGTGATGATAAAACTCACAATAGATTAGTTATCGCTTTACAAACTTTATCTCAAATTGAAAAAGCATTGACTGATGTTATGCAGACAGGCAGAATGGCTAAAATTCAAGTAGAAGATAAAAGGTTTAGAGTTTTTGGGTAAAAGCAAACCCATTAAATTTGCTTAAATTTTAAAGGAAATATTATGAGTGACCAACCAACTATGGAGTCACCACAAAGTCGTTTAGAAGCGATGCTTGGTGACATATCTAACGAACCACCTAGAGTGGAAGAAGATGAACCACAAGAGGAACAG